GCGGTTGGTTTTGTAGGCAAGAATGATCTCGCGCAGCGTCGTTCCATCGTGAACGAGGCGGCGCAACTCATCCCGACTGTCTTTGTCCTGGAACATTTCGGCAAGTGAGTGGAGAGCGGCACGTTCATCCGAGGAAAATTGGCTTTCAGCTTCCATTTTGAAGCGCTTCCTTTCTGTGTCGGCTGGGTCGTAACTAAGTTGGAGGATTGGGGCGCTGAACTATCGCTTCCTGTTGTAACTGGCCCAGCCAAAGAGGCGCACCATGGTCCAGTAAAACAGAGCGAGTGCAACACATGCCAAGACCCGCACCGTCGTGCTTGTTAGGGACGCATCCCGCAGCATGGCTTGCAGGAACTTTCGATCACAGACGGCCCGCGCAGGATAGCCACGCGCATAGCCTTCATCGTGCTTGATCCAAGCCGCCTCTCTAAAGAAGCGCTTGGATAAACGGGTCAAGAACTTGCGGATGAACGGCGGGAACCACCAAGGTCCAAGGCCATTTGCAATCATGTCGCCACCACCGGCCAAAAGGCATCGTCTTTCCAGTTGTCAGGAAGATCGGCCGCATCCTTGAGCGCACGGGCTGCAAATACATGCGCCTGCTTGTGCATCATCGCCGCCTGACTGAACGCAAAACACGTGGGCGCATCCATTGGCACACTGACGTTAGCCGCCGACAGCCACACAAAGTCAGTGTCGGGATTGGCCCACCGCAGATTGCCGACCACCGCACCAAGAGACACCGCCACACCCGCAGACGCCCCAGCGCCAGTGATATTCGCCACGCTGTCAGGATCAAAGTCAAAGCGATGCCCATTGAACGAGAACCCCGCCGCGATCCGACGATCTCGCTCAATATTTACCGCCCTATTCTCTGCGTGACGCTTCTGGTCGTGCTCAACACGTCCGCATTCTGCAACACGCTCAATCCTGATCATGTTGAACCTCAATAATCTGGGAAGATGGGAGTGCAGGGAGAGGATAGTGGGCCTCCAAACTGTAGGTGCCAGCCTCAAATTCAAACTCAAAGGGCGATTCACTTGGATCGGCTGCGTCCCTATGGAAGAGCACGTGACCCAGTATGTCGTCCCGGATTTGAATACAAAGCGGCTCTGTAAACGTTATGCACCAGACGCCCTCCATCTCGACCATCTCTGGCGTTTGCTTTCGCGGCACGAGCTGGCCCTCTGAGTTCAAGTAATATCCTTTGAACTTGCGCGGCGGACCGTCACATTCGACAAACCCCTTTGGCACATCAGGACCGGAGCCACCGCCCGTGACATAGGTGCCTGTTTCGTCGAACTCCAAATAGTGTTTTATCATTAGATCACCGTGGATTCTGCGTGAATGATGATGTCATCGACATTCGTGTAGGTCCCGCTGGTTCCGGTACAAGTTGGCGATCCGCTGGAAGAACCAATATTTCCCTCTTCAGTGCGAACCAGCACCCTGACTTCGACGTTGTCGTAGTTACCGATGATGTGGAACGTCGGGTCGCCTTCAGGATACGCCCAGCTAGAATTGCTATAGGCCGACTTATTGGATGTATAAGCCGTCTTCCAGCTCGTCCAACTGGAGCCAGTTTTGGTGCGATATTGTAGCTGGATGTATGTCCGCTTAGCACGGCGCGTGATATTGTAGTCGTCCTGGCTCGTCCATTGGCAGTCGTAGGATTGAGACCGCCGCCGCCATCTGCCAGAGAATGTGATGTGCCACATATGATCCGCGCTTGTTGGACCCAAGGTAAGCGATCCAGCCACTTTGTTGTTGTCAAAACCGCGTGCTGAGAAGTTCTCATAGCTCAGGCGATCAGAACCAGCTCCAACCTGTATCCAGTCCCGCACAACCATGTTTTTGAACTCAGCTGAGCCATCGGAGCGCACAGCCCACCCAGACTTGCGGGGAACATAGTTGTCCGAACTCATGCTATTGGTGACAGCCCCAACGGAGTATGGCGCAGGCTCAGTGCTATGAGGTGAGGTTTCCGCCGAATATGGTTGGAACACGAATATATAACTGCTCGTAGAGCCAGAGCTCGTCGGGTTTTTCTCAATCACCACAGAGTAGTGCGTTGCGCCCGCTGGCGCCCTAGCCTTCACGCGGTATAGCTTCCAGTGCTCTGGGTGAGATGAGCTGCCAGAGTTGCCCATGTCCAGCGCTACGTAGTCGCTTGAGATATGCGTGCCGTCACGTTCGCGCCACATGATTTTCAGCCGACCATCGCACCTATGTGTGCTCACGCGTGCATGGAACTCATAATAGCGCCCGCCATAGCACGGCAAACCCCGCGCGATGTTGCTGTCTGAGCCTAGCGGTCGAAGATACGTTCTGACATATTTCCCAGATGGCCGATGTGAACCGCTTTGCTTAATCTCCAACGTTGGCAACGAGGCCGAAGCCCAAGATTCTCCCGGCCTTCTTATGGAAATGGAGGTTTGCTGCTCCAAGGTCGCATCTGTGATGTGAGTGCCGACCCGATGAACACCGGTCAGGAACGAACTGTCGCGGATGCGGATATCATCCAGCCAGCACTTTCCGCCGCCGTTTGTCGTATTGTAAATCTGCACGCCGAGCTGTGTGCATCCATCAGGTACATTGAACGACTTCTCTAGCTCGGCCCAAGACGTTGATAGTGATCCCGCGCCGTAGTCGAGTCCCGCAATATAGGCGTTATTTGCACCCGGTGTTGCGTTGTAAAACCGTATCTTGTTGCCACCAGATGTACCGGCCCATGCACCGTCTCTCTTCGCCCAAGCTTGAACCAGAATGCGCTCACCGGGCGATACGTTGATGGTTTGGAAAAATCTCGCTGTGCCAGATGAGCCTGTGATTTGCAGCGACTTTGTTCCGTTTTTCTTCTGCGATGAGCTCAAGGCCATATTGCTCTTCAGCGCAAATGGCAGGGCTGCCTCATTCTCAAAGTCGCAGCCAAGCGCATAATTGGTTGGATCAGTCACCGTAAGCAACGGCGTGGTGATTGACTTGTCAGCAATAAAGCGCGCGCCATTGGCGCGGATCGCAGCGCCGCCCCCCTCTGTGTCATCCCACGCGACCAGTTCAAGCTCTGCCGTGTTCTGGCCTGCCGCAACACGGAACGCATAGGCAGCACTTGCCCGCCCCAGCATGTCCGCAACAGCACTGCCAAAGCTGGACACGCCCGCAATCACGCCATTGGCGGCAACGCCAAGCTGTGACAGGAACGTGCCAAAGGCCGTGTCTGACGTGACCTCAAGACCTTGAATGTCATCAAGCGAAGCGGTGATCTGTTCGATCTCTGGTAGGTCATCCGCCTCCGCGCTGATTTGCACTGAGACCACAGCCACGTCGAACCGCTTACCTGTTCCAGGCGCATCGCCTGCGAACAGACCGATATAATCGTTTCCACCATTTTTTCGGATTGGCACATTGTAGTAAAATGAGAACCAGCTCCAGTCACTCTGCAAAGGTTCGCTTTGCATAAAGCCGCTGTTGCCGTTGTCATTTGTCGAATAGGCCAAGCCGAACTCAGATGCACTGTTGCTGGGTGACTTTCTAGCCAACACGGAAATCTTGATCCGGCGCGCGGAAAACTGGCGCTCATACTCAGACCCAAGCTCAAAAACGACATCGCCGCTCGTTGATCCACTTGTGGCCAGCGTCTTATTCTGATCCGTCACGGTCATGTAGTCAGAGAAGCCAACCGCAGGGACGCCCGCCAATGCACCTCCAGCCGAGACATGAAGAGCAGAAAGATCGTCACATGCCTGATACCAACCAGGCACAGCGCCGCGCAGATTGGAAATCTCCGCACCCAAACTGGTGCGCGCGGCCGCTATGGCTTCGCCAGTTTGCGTCGAGGTCATGTAGTCATTGGTCAGGCGTGCACTGAGAGACCCAATAGAGCCGGACGGACTTTCCAACGACGATTGGAGCGACTGCGTGGCGTTTGCGATTGCCTGATCTGCCTGCGCGATCGTGTAATGGCTGTTGGTCAGTGTGGCGCTCACACTGTTGATGCTGGCTCGCAGCGTCTGTTCAAGGGCATCCAAGTCGCTATCGATACCGCTCACTGCATTGGCTAGGGCCGTGTCCCGAGCCGCAAAGGCCGCGTCCAGCCGCCCTGAGAAGCCCGCCGTCAGCGCATTATGCTTCGCCGCGACCGCATCGGCTGCGTCTTGTGCCTTAACCGCGTCCTGTGCGGCTTTATCAATATGCGCAATCAGCGGTGGCGCAATATCTTTCTTCCCCAAGTAAACAGCATCGGTGGTGGCCTCTAGCCACTCAGTCCAATCCCTTGCACCTGCGAGATTGACCAACGCCCGAACCTCATAGGTCGTTAGAGGCAATATGCCATCGCTGAACACAGCTTCCCCAGACACCACCGCCGCGCTGGTGCCCTGTGATACCATCGATCCGGTGGATTTAACCCGACACTCCCAAGACACTGAAGACGCATCGACTTGGGTCCACGTAAGCTTCAGTGCAGGGCGACGGCCCTCGCCCGCCTCATCGCCAATCCGGATTGCGGACAAGCCAACCCCAGGCAGCAGAAGCGGCGCTGGCGGGGTACGGTTTACCGGCGGATAGTCACTCGGAAGCTCATAGTCAGAATGCCAGTCATAATCGCTGGGATCACGTTCACGCAGAACAAACTGACTGCGCAGGCCACGTAGTTCGGTGGTGCGTCGTGTCGCTTCAAACAGCTTGGCGCTATAGCGGTTTTGTTCACTGGACCACGACACGCATTGCAGCGGTGTCACAAAGGCTGCATCACAGGGCAGTGTCAGCGTATGGCGACGGAACCGACGCGCATCCTCTACATACGCGCGCGCCAGTCGCTGTGCCTGCAAGCCATAAGGACAGGCTTCAAGTGTCAAATCGGTGGCCAAGCGCCGGTTGCGATCCTCTGCTTCCAGATCGCTCCGATAATGTGCTGGCGCGTCTGACATCTCCCAACTGGCATCAGGGTTTGGGAAACTCGCCCGCACCCCATTGATGGTCTCATTCAGGCTCGGCCATGGGTCAAGTTCGCGCGCCTCAGACACGAGCACATCCTTGTCGGTAAAGAAGTAGACCGGCAGCGAAGGAGGCCCCACGCGGATGTGCCATGTGCCGCCATCTTCCACCACTTCACCGGAGCAAGCGGCCAACAGCTTTTCCAGAATTGCGGCAGGCTCTTGATCCAGAAACACTTCAAAGCCAGCGCGATACTGTGGCTCCGTTCCACCCTCTGCGCGCGGCACATCAATGTCGCACTCATTCATCGCCGCCGCCCAAACGGACACCGGAAGATCCTCAGCGCCTGCTTCACCGCCCCACACATCCCCATTTGGCAGGTCAATGCCACGCAAGATATTATAGGCCATCACGGCAGGGTTCGTGCTGTGCTCATAAGTGGCCGGATCGTTCCAGCGGTGCGATCCCGCGCCGCCCGCTGAGCTGTCCTTGCGCACGTCATAGAGCTTGATGCCGCTCAGAGCGAAGCGGAAGGCAGAAAAGCCGTTCCACTTATCAGACTCGTACTTCTCTGTGATGATCGCGTAAGGCCGGTTGCGACCAATCATATCCGCCGACCATGGGAAATCCGGATCATCCCCATACTTGTCCAACATCATCGGATCAGCGGCGGTCTGTGTCCCGTCATAGAACTTGATCCACATGCGATCCTGATAGTCGCCTTTGATCTCTTTTCCATAGTCGGCATGCACGCCGTTGCCGATGGTCACCGGCTCGCCGCTCACGATGAGCTGAGACAGCCCCTCCACCGGCAGACAGCCCAATTCAATGACATAGGTGACCATGTTGTTGGGAGTGCCGCCAACCGTATGGGTCAGCGTTGGACACACCGCCACGCCCGCTGTCGCGTAATAGCCGATTGCGAAGCTATCCGGATTGACGCCGCCAGTCAGGGTTTGCTCGGTCTGAATGCCTCTGGTTTGGCGCTCAGGCTTGCCTTTCAGGGCAGCGGCCACAGCACTCAGCGCAAAAGAGGCAGCCGTTTTGACCGCGAACGCCAGAAACGCATTGGCGGCCATCGCCCCTTTGATTGCCCCAACGAGGCCAACAAGGGGCGCAGCGTCTGCGGGCGCTGCAACAAAGATCAGCCCAAGCGCAAAGGAAAGCAGACGGATCATACTCGGAAAGCCCTCTTGGCTTGGATCAGCGGTACGGACCGAAGGCCGTTTGGATCTGCGGCCCACACAAAAGCCCCCTGCACGACGCCAAGCGCATCGCCGCCATCCCCATCCAGCACGGCGGCCAACATCTCGCGGCCTTTGGCGAGGCTGCGGTACTGGCTGCGCCACCCGCGCGCGTGATCGACGCCCGTCATTGCCTTCACCGCGCCAGCGGTAAACAGAGCGCAATCGTGCGAACCATAGCGGAATGGTTTGCGCGCCACGTCTTCAACGTAGTCGCGCAGCGCAGGGCGCCAGTTTGGATGTCTCATTGCTTTGTCATACCTACGTAGGTTTTTACCGACCCAGACACGGTGTTGTAGCGCAGCAGCCGATCACCGCCCTGCAATTGCTGGGTGGCATCACTGCGCTTCGTTGGACGTGATCGCGTGAGTATCCGCGCCGCTGACACCAATGTAGTGGTGACACTTGCTTTACCGCCTCTCGCGCCGCCCACCGAAGGGGCTTTATCCAACCAGCCGCGGAACACGCGATCCAAACCGATCAGGGCGTTGGTGTCCGGGTCAAAGCGGGCAAGGTGCATCTCTACTGGCGCTTGGCGGGCGTCATAGGCGTTCAGCAGGTGCTCAACCTCGCCAGCAATGCCAGAGAGCTTGGCTGTCTGGGACTGAACATTAAGTCCCTTCTGGGCAATCAAGGGCTCAACTTTCAACGCGCCACCGCCCCCAAGATACTTGCGTGTTCGACCATCAATATTGAACGACTGGTGGCGCGCACCGGTCCAAAGACCAATCGTTTCGACATGACCTTTCTCACGGTTCTTGGCCTCAAACCAAATCAGCGTTTCTGCAACAACAGCGCCGCGCGCAATAGCTGGAATGGGCATCGTTTACCTCAGTATCTGTTGCCAGCGAAAGCTGACACCTTGAGCAAGCCCTCCAGGCTTGCGCATACCGCCCGAGAACGTATCCGGCATATAGACAGCCTCAAGCTGGGGCTTCACCAAGCGCACCTCAGTCCCCTTGGAGATACCTGTTGGAATGAAGGGTTGGACCTCGATCCATCCTGTCACTGTCGATGATTGGGAACTGAGAAACTTCCTGCCCTTAACAACGCGAAAGTAGTCATAGACCCGTGGGCTGGTGCCGTGCGCGATGGAGATATGATCGCCCGCGACAACCTCATACCCATGCGGCGCGCCTTTGAGCTTCAACTCGCGATTATTGCCGTGCACCTTGTCAAATACGACCGAAGCACCGCCAAGCACGCTGCCATCAGGATCATCCGCACCATGGGCATGATAGGGATCACCGATGAAGAATGACCGGCCCGGCTGGCGCAAGAGGTCGATCTTGGCAATCACCTGATCCATCTCCCGAACCGTGTCTGTGGCAATATGAACCGCCCCGTGCCAGAGGCGTGGCCCCGTCGCATTGGACAAAAACTCACCGCCACCGGTCTCGCTGACCTCCATGTTCTCGCCCAACTCAAAAGCCAGTGACGTCAGACGGAGGCCTTCAAAGAAATCCGCCAGAGCGAGTGGAAATGTGGAGGCCATCAGCGCGCCCTCGGATCATTGGAGATTTCCTGGACTCGATCAGGCAGGGCTTGGTCGTATTGCCGTAGCCCACCCTCAACCACGCTCACGGCCACATTTTGCGCCTCAGACCGCGCAATCGCTCCGATCTTACCGTCATCATTCACAAAGACGTCAACTTGAACACGACCACTGCCGACGCCGCCCTGCGCCCGCACACCCAGTTTGCCGCCAATCCGCGTCAGCGGCATGATGGCCTCCGGCCCATCCTCACCCATCAATCCTGTTTGGCGGCCAGGCATCGGAAACAGGGTTGGCCCCGTTACTACACCGACATTGGCGAAGGGCACCGCACGACCACCCGCAAAGACGTTACCCTTGGCGCTGGGAAAAATACTGCCAATCAACGCGTCAAGGCCCAGGCCCCCAAGAAATCCGCCGCCGCCAAATGGGCCACTACCAAACAATGCTGCTTCCAAGGCCGCGCGCGCCAATGCTTTGGCGACGTTTTTCAGCACGTCCGCGAAATTGTCTCCCTCAAGAGCAGCGTCAATTAGACCCCCTTTTAAGGTTTCATTGATGTCGGTGAACAGATCAGCCCGCTCTTTGGCGCCATCGTATCGCGCTGCCAACTCCTCCAGAGAGGCCGCCTGCTGCTCAATTTCCTCGCGTAATGTTTGCCCGGTTTCGGTTTGACGGACATCGACATCAACCCCGCGCCGCTTGGCTTCCTCAAGAAGCTTATATTTCAGGGTAAGTCCGGCAACTTCGGCCCTTGTTTTACCCATCATCTCGAGGCGCTGACGCAGTGACGAAAGTTCGGCCTGCGAGGACTGAAGAATTTGGTCTGAGTCCGCATTTTTTGACGTGCCTTGATGCGAGGGTCCATCTGGCTTGTAATCTTCTAGAAACTCCGTGGCTTCACGTGTGTTCCAATCAAGGGCAGACCCACCCTGGCTACGCGGATCACCGCCGCGACCGGAATAGAGATTACCGTTTTCATCCACATCACCACCGGATGGCACACCTTGATCACCCATTTTGCTGATACGATCTGCAGTACTCAGCGACACACCGAGCCAATGAGCCAAACGCTGAGCCTCCGAAGCAGCCGAGCTAACACCGCCAGCTAAATCAGTTTCTGCAAAACCTTCTGCGGCATCCCGGGAGTCCTCCAGGGCCTTGGCAATTTTGCGGGCTTCGGCTTCGGCCTGAGTGACCTTGTCGCGCACATCTTGGGAAATAGCATCCCCCAGACCATCAAGTATAACGCGCATGTCGGACAGAAGATCCGCCATCGTCGAAAAATCACCCGCTGCCCGAGCCTCTTCAAGCTGGGTTTCCAGCTCTGCGAAGCTGTGCAGGACATCTGGGGACACAGCTAGATCATTGATCAGCGGTCCCATATCAGAAATACGACCCTCAATTGCCGCAAGCTCCTGCTCCATCTCTGTAAGCGTACCTGTCAAAGCGGTGGGAACCGGCTGTTTGGTCAATTCAAACGTCGAAATCTCTGCTTTCAAATCCCGAATTTGCTGCCGCACATCGTCAGCCAACTCTTTGGCCCCCTCGGACCCGCTATTGACGATTGCAGCGCCGACAGCACCAAACATGTTTTCAATTTGGGAGCGGTAGCCATCGTCAAAGGTGAAATCCAGCAGATCTTTCATTTCCAGTTTTGCCGCGCGCAGTTCGATGTCAGTCAATGCCATAGACAGATCTCGTACCTTGTCGGTCAGCAGACCAAACGTGCTTTCAAGTTCACTTTCGCTCATACGACCGATCGCGCCCTTCGCGCGATCCATCGCGGCCGACGCCGCGTCCAAGGCGTCGGCAAACGTCTCAACTTTCTTTTTGCTCTTTTCGCTGTTGTCTCCCGCACGCAATAAAAATGCAGCCACGGGAATGCCTATCGCAGCCACAGTTCCCAGCATTGGTATGAGAAGCCCCAATGCACCGCGCATCGCGGCAAACCCACCGGCAATTTGTGGAACCTGCTGCGCCATAATGCGCGCGGGATCGGTACCCATCTCCATCTGGACTGCGATGTCGCCGAGTTGCGCTGCAGTGTTTTGCAATACAAACCGACTGCCACTGCTCACATTGAGCATCCCACGCATTCCGTTGGCGGCCTGCGCAGCTCCACTGGTCATTGCGGCAGTTGCTGCCACGTATTCCCGCTTTGCAAGCCCCAGAGCGCGCGCATGGGCCTCGGTGGAAATCACGCCACGCCGCAGCGCGTTGTTCAAGATTTCCTCGGCACGCGCCAGCTGTTGCGTGGCTGCCTCCGCAGGATCCATAGAAGCGATCAACGATTGATAGCTACGCTCAGTGCGCTGAAGCTCTCTTTCGAACACTCCCGCCGCCTTGGCTGCCGATCCGGCCATTCGACGGTTCATACCGTCAAACTTGCTTTGCAGGCCGGTCGCGGTATCGTAGCCGGTCTTACGCGCCTTAGACATCTGGCGCTCAAACTTTGCGAGAGACGCCTCCAGCCGTAGGAGAAGGCCGGTGTCTACATCATTTGCCATGCCGACGCTCGTAGTCTTTGACCATCGCCTCAAAGTCCTCTTCAGAGGGCGCGTCCACATCCTTGCGGCCGGTAGCGCGCATGATGCCGACGAAGTCAGCGTAGCTCATGGAGCGCACACTTTCTGGGGCAATGCCGGCCTGGACAAACGAATGAAGGATAGCGCCGACGTCGTAGGGCCGTTCCGGATCACCTTCAGCCGGCGTGTCGTCCTCCTCAATGCCTTCCATGATCGCCATCAGAATATCGAGAGCGAGCTCCTGCATTTTCAGCAGCCCCATTGCAGCCCGCTCTTGCACCAACCGCTCTGCTTCAACCGGGTCCATCCCGCCTTCAACCAATGCCAGACGGACGATCGTCATCACGTCCTTGGCAAAATATTGATGTGAGGCCAGCCGAAGATAGAGCGCACCGATGCCTGTTTTTCCGCTGGCCTCTTCAATGTCCCAGATTGTCCCGGTGACACACCGGAACAACCTGTTTTCACCCGCAAAGAAGCGGACAATTTCGACACTCATCAGGTCGCAGCCGTCCAGACACGTTTGCCAGCAGCAACGATGGTCGCAGTAAAAGTCGAAGATGCCTTACCCTCTCTTGAGATCTCGAAATCCTGCAGAATGGCCGGCAAGGTATGAAAACCACCAGCGCCGCCAGAACCGTTTTGGATTTCACTGCGGATGTTTTTAACGCCGCCATTGTCCTCCGCGTCGGCCCAAGAACGCCACATCGACAACGCTTCAACTGCAACACGTCCCGAAATCGTGAGCTGCGTATCCTGGCTTTCAATCCAGCGCAAAATAACGGCGGGTTCACCGTTGGGATCGTCGCAGTCCAAAATCGATTCTTCACCGGTATTATTGATGAACTTCACACTGCGGGCATTTGCGCCACAGGGCCAGCCGAAGGTTTCCGGATCGCCACCATCACCAAGAAGGATGAGCATGGTTTGATCAAGCTTTGGTGGTGCCATGGTTTATTTCTCCTGTGTGCTTGGAGATGCAGGCACCTTGACCGCAACCCCGTCCTCTTTGAGCAGTACGTCTGCTGTTTTGCGAGGCACATCGACCTCTTTGTCGGCCTTGAAGGCCTGCACTTTCGCCGGAGTGATCCGGTGATCATGATCCTTTAGAATTTTTAGTTTCATTGTTGCCCCTTGCAGCCTTCAGGCGCTACGCAGCGCCTTGTTGATTGCGCGCGTGATGCGCGCCTTGATCCGCCGCTTCCAACGGCGCCAGATGGGATAGAAGAACGGCTGTGCTGCGATCTGCCCCACATATTTTCCGGACTTGTGGAAACGGGGCTCTGTGCCAAACTCAAACCATCGCGCCGCGAAGTCGGGCGCAACGGCGTAGATCGTGATCCGGAGCCCCTTGCCTTCGCCAAAGCTGCCAACTGAAATACTGCCTTTGGGCGGCGCTCCCCAGGTCCAGCCGATTTTGATCTCGGGTAGCGGTTTGACCGCGTCCATCTCACCCACAATCGCAGCCGCGATTTTCTCCATTTCGGCCTGCACAGCCAATCGCACAGATTTGGGAATAGCGCCCCAGCGCCTGTTGAACTCTGACAGCCCCTGGACCATCAGCCTTCCTCAATCTCGCACTCCACAGAAATGATCCCATGCGCCGTGATGTTGTCTTTGTCCAGAAACACCCGCACACCCGTGACCTGAATCCGATCGACCGCGCCCGCATCGAGTTCCAGGTCCACTTCGTGCAAAGCTGACTTCACAGCGTCGCAGATGGTCTTGCACTCGCGCTTGCGTCCATGATCTTCGGACCAGACATCAATCTGCAGAGCTTCAACCCTGCCGGATACGCCTTCAACATCCGAAGGGAAAAAGTCTGTCGGCCCAAAACTGACATATGGGTACTCTGCATCCTGCGGTACATTGTCGAAAACACGGTCACCGATCAGTTTAGCCAGGGCGCCATCATTGGTAAGAGCTTCAAAAACGGCAGTCTGAAACGCTACTGATACACTCATGATGCAGCCCCACTTTCAACGATCAAAAAGACCCATCTTGGTTCCGTTACGGCATCCACCTCGCGGATCTGATACTCGACATCCCGGCGCACATCGCGCATCCGGTGATCTGTCGAAATTGATCGCGCCGCAGCACACGAACTGATCTTAACTTTGTATATCGACCTACCTTGCAGGCGCGCAGCATTCACCGCCTCAGAGCCGCGGGAATAGATGAACTCAGCCCGGCAAACGTGTTGCTCGCCCCATGTCCGTTCATGCCCCCCGGAACCGTCTGGCGTGGCGGTGATCGCATCAAACGCGACCTTCTCTCTCAGCTTCATGGTCGGGTCAGCTCAAGCTGCGATAGCTGGCAATGGGGTCTGTCACGATCGCTGGCATGCCCGCAGCTTCCTCAGCAAGCGACCCCAGCTTCTCATTGTAGTAGGCTGCCAATATCAGCGCCGAATTCTGGATGGGAGCTGGCCATCCGGACGGGTAATCGACATCCAAATCGCGCCGCAAGTATTGCGCCACACTTTCGATCGCAGCGTCCAAAAAGGACTGAAGCATGGTGTCGTCGTCGTCAAATTCCTCCGCAGACACCAGAGGCTTCAGTTGCGACAATGTTGGACGGCTCACTTTGCGGCGTCCTTGCTGGCATTGGCCGCTTTCGAACTGTCGTCAGCCTTCGCCGCCATCGAGACGTCTATAGCCGTGGCACCCACATTAGTATCAGAAGCCTTTGCCGTTTCAGCATCGAGCTGGGCACTCAGCTCCGCTACCTTGTCTTTTTCAGTTTTCAACTGGCCTTCAAGATCCGCGACAGATTTTTGTTCTTCGAGCAAAGCTGTTTCTGCAGTGCGAAGATCTTCTAACGATTTACGAAGAGCGCTGTGAAGGTCAGCATTTACGGCTTCAGGCTTTGTCGCCGATGCGGGGAGGCTTTTGGTAACAACGTCCTCCTGCCGCTTCTTGGCTTGCTTTTCGCTCAGCTTCTCAAAGACCGGCTCGATCTTCTTCTTGCGATCCCCGTTCAGCAATACCCGGATCGCGGCCAGCGTCTTGGTGTCGTTTTTCTCGACCGCGTAAACGACGCCCCGGCGGAAGATCCCGACCGATGTGTAACGCGTCGAAGGCGTTGTAAAATATAACATAATGTTCTCCAGTTTTTGGAGCAGCGCGCTAAGAGCCGCGCGCCGCTGGACCGCGTTCAGGTCTGAGCTCTGAGTGAGTGATCAGCTGAAGGTGAAGTCGCCCTGCACCATTGCCAGAGCCCGCTTGATCACAACCGCCGCGCGCTTCTTCGCTTTGATAGTAATCATGTCGGTGACAAAGTTATCATCGTGCTGATCGGACAGAGTGACCTCCGTCTCTTGCCGGTCGTAGTAGGTGGCGGCCATCTGAAGGTCGCCAACCAGCCACTCGCCAATCGTCATCGAATTTGACTCGATCACGTCTTTGCCCCAGAGGCGCGGTGTGCCGGCAACGTTTGGATCGCCATAGACATAGCGATTGTCCGTGCCGCCCACCTTCTCAAGCTCAATGCGGGCCCAATCTGTCGGGTTGAGCAGAATCTCGGCCGGCATGTAGTTTTCAAGCGTGACCTGCAGGATCGCAAGGCGCAAACGGTCGATCGGGTTTGCATTTGGCAGACCATCAGCAGCGACAAACGCCGGCGCTTCCGAAAGCAGGCCGTTCAAGTTCTCGCCCGCACCATCGCCAGCCAAGACCTGTTGCTCTTCTTCCAGATCAAGCAGGTAGCGCAGTTCGCCGTCAATTTCAGACTGAAGTTGATCGGCATCAGCCAGCGCCTCTTCGCTGATGTTGGTATGGGTCGCGATCTTCTTGACCCGCTCCACGTCTTTCTCCCAACCGAAATCCGACGCAGCGCTGGCCGCGCCCTCAGCAACCATTCCGGCGCCATCAGTGCGCAAAACCTGCTTACGATAGTGAACCTGGTCGCTTCCGACGCGGGCTTGGGTCAGCAGCGAGCGCACCAAAAGACGCCGGCGCGGGATCCGAATAGGGTCGCGTTCTTCTTCGTGGTAGATGAGACCGCCCCCAGAGCTGCCCGCAGTGGTCACAGCGTTCTGAATGGACATGGTCATCACGCCACCATTGTACGCTTTCAGCTTGTCTTCTTCTGCAACCACGGCTTGGCCAAGGGTCAAAACGCTGGACGTGCGGCCACCTTGGCTGTTTTCAGCAACCGTTTGCTTTACGTCCGACATCTCGCCACTGACGCCTTCCACAAGTGCCTTCAGCTCTTGCATGACCTTATTGGTCTCAGTCTGCTGGTTCAGCAGCTTGTCGACCTCATGTTTGGTCTGCGCGGACACCTCACCGGCCGTACTGGCCTGCTTCAGCGCGTCTTCAGCTTTGGCCTTAATCTCGGTGTTCAAAGTGTCGAGCTGCGCACTGACTTTTTCCATCAGCGCTTCCGGACTGCCCTCTGCCCGCACACCGCCAATAACATGCACCGGGCGCACAGCACTCAAGGCCGCCACGGAGATGGCGGGCATCATCAATTTCTTCATTTTCTGTTCCTCAGAGAGAGTTGATTTTGTCCAGCACGGTTTGCGCCAGATCCGCGACGGCAGCGCCAGGCATGCCGGATGAGGCAGCGCCAGGCTTACCTCCTTTGACGGCGGCAACCAGCGCGCGCCGTTCAGTTCGAGGAACACCCTGCTTAGCAAGCATGATGTCCAGTTTCTTTTGAGCCGACTGTGGGCTGATCAGACTCGCGTTTTGTGGATCCGCGACCAGGTCATCATCGCCCATCAACCCATCCGCAAAGCCTTGCTCGACCGCTTCAGAACCGCCAATCCAGGTTTCGCGATCCAGCATCGCACCAATCTCTTTGGTTTCGATACCCGTTCGCGCGTGATACACGTCCGCCGCGGCCCGATCGAAGGGCTCTAGCCAGTCTGCAACCTCGCGCAGCGCGTTGCGATCACCCGCCGCAAAAACCCAAGTGTTGTGAATCATGAGAAACGCGGCTCGTGCGATCTGCACGGTATCTCCGGCCATAGCGATGATGGACGCGGCAGAGGCGGCAAGCCCGACGATTTTGATGTGTACGGCACCCGGGTGATCAATCAACAGGTTGTAGATCGCAAGCCCCTCAAAGAAATCGCCTCCCGGCGAGTTCAACGTGACCGTGACATCCCGATCGCCGATGTTGCGCAATGCGCCAGCGATCCGCTTGGCGGTCACGCCGTTGCCATACCAATCTTCGCCGATCGGCTCCAACATCGAGATGGTGGCATCGTCATTCTCATCGGCCGCGGCGCGCACGTCTGGGTTCCAGCGCTGCAACACTTTGTCTGAAATATCGCTTTTAACGCCCGGTCGGGTTGAGACCTTCGCAGCGGGTAGATCACGTTTACTCATGTTCTTCCTTTCCAAGTGCAGAGAGGGGCGCCAGAGCCGTTTGCGCCAAAAGGGCTTCAGCGTTTGGATCGTCGTGTTTAGGTAGGTTCAGTCGCGCGCGCCGCTCATTGGCCGTCATGGTGCCGCCCATGCCGAGCTTCAGCATCAGATCCCCTTTGGCCTTGCTGTCCATCTGGATCATGGCCTCGCGGTTAAACTCGACATAGCGACTCTTCCACCGCTGACGAGGGATCAGATCTTTCTTGATCCGGCGCTCCAGGCGCACCAACAACGGATTGATGCCCAACGTGAGCCAACTCAACAAAATGGCTTCCACGCCGCTGCCCCACATGGTTTGACCTTGCGCAGAGTGTCCAATCACGATCGGAGGCACACCAAACCAACGGCAAATGTCTTCAACGCTGTAACGGCGCGTCTCCAATAGCTGTGCATCTTCCGGGTTCATTTGCAGCTGCTTGAACTGCAATCCGGCTTCCACGGTCATGATCTTGCCGGCCTTGCTCGATCCAACGTAGGTTTCAAGCATCTCGCGGAGCTGCGCGCGCTGATCAGTGTTTAACGCCTGATCCGAATACAGGATCCCCGCGGGCATCGCCCCATTTGAAAAGACACTGCTCGCGGTTTCGTCTGCGGCAAGCGCAGCGCCAATCGAGTTGGCGCCGTAGGAGACCGTCGACATGCCAAGCCCGTTTCCGGCACCAAACCCTCGCAAGTGAAAAACCTTGTCAGCCGGAAGTTTTTCGCGGCGGCCACGGTCCACAAAACTATACTCGATCCGCCCGTTGCGGATGGAGGCGCGGCAGTCAGGCAAAGGTCGTAGGCCAACCAGTTCCTTCCCAAAATACAGTCGCTCGGCAAAGCTGTTTCCAGTCAGGCACTGTTGCGCGATCATGCCTTCCCAAAACTCTGTCGCGGTCTGATCTCTGTTGGGCGCTTCTTTAAGAAGCTCGCTCAACCCGTCATCCACCGCCTCACGGCTATCACCCTTTGCCTTTTGATAGTGATCTAGAGGCAGGGTCGCGACCATCTCGGCCGTCTTACGCACACATGCCCAGACCGCCGAAACCTCCATCGAGTTTGCGGCAGAGACGGCTTTGCCAGAAGTGGTGCTTTTGAGAGGGCTGTTGAGAGCCGCCCCTGCCCCAATGTTCGACCAACTAGAACTGTAGCTCATTTCGGCGCGCACACCGCGCATCGCAGCTTTCAGAAAACGGATCATACGACCATCACCGGGTCAGACAAAAACGCATTCAGCCCGCGGCCCGCGGCCTCCGGATGCCAGGACATCAACTCCGCAGCATCCAGCATCGACATGGTGCCATCGATTTTGCCCGCGCCACTCTCTTCCTTGGACGGATACTCGGCATTTGCTCGTTGATACATTTTTGTGTTCTCCACGCACCAAGCCATGATGTCCTGGTCCGAATGCAGGAAAGTCCCGCCCTTAAGTTTGACAGCGACCGTCGCGGCGATGTTGTTAAGTCGGTAGCCTTGGCTGATCGCCTGCAAGTGTTCGCTGGCGTCAAAGTCTTCGGCTTCAAGCGCATCAACGGCCAAGTTTGCCGCCTTGCCGGCGCCATCGATGCCAATCCCGTTTTTCTTCGGAAACAAGCCCAACTCGCGCACCATGGCGCAGGTCTTTGCGATGTCGGCGTAGCCTTCCTCTTCAAGGTCATCGACCATCACCAGCTCGCCGGCCGCCTCAAAATCTGCCAGCTCGGCCGCGATCGACTTGCGCCGCTCCAGGACAATGCGATCAGCATAGTGCTTTGCCCAATGCAACCACGCCCCGGACTCGCGCTGTCGCCCCAACAACGAGAAAGACAACAAGTCATCTTGGCCACCCGGATCGATCCCTGCAGTTATCACCTCGCTTAACGACAGAAGCTCATCCAACGTCAATTTGTGCGTTGCAGCCTCCCAGAAGTCCGCGCCGGTCCAGCGGTCATTCTTAAGCCCGATCCCGATCTCAATATTGAGATGCTGGCTGACCCAGATCTGCTCTTTCTCTTTATCGACAGAGCCGTTGTTGACGTAGTCGGCCTCCAGTCGATCGAGGTTGATTGACCAGCCAAGGTTGGGCAGCACGTAGTGCCAGTTTTTGACGTCCCGCCAAAACTGTTCGTCTTTCTGCAGCTCGATCGGAAACTCATAGAGCACTGGCAACATAATCGGCTTTGGCCCGGCCTCCCCGTCCCGAATCCGGCGCGCTTTGGCAATCTCAGACTTCCAGATGCCCGCCGGTCGTTCATCCGATTGCGTGGTGATCATCAGCAATTGTCCACCAGTCTGTGTGATCCCGCCCCCGCGGATCTGCTGCATCACTTTTGCCGCTTTGGCTTTCTTGCCGAGCTCGTGCACCTCATCGATGATGGTCAGGATCGGGATCTCGCCGGTGATGATCCCGGTGTCGAAGGTTTTGACCTCCAAAACGGTTTTGGTCTTCTTACGCGTGATTTTTTTGAGATGATCCTGCACGTGGAAAATCTGCTTCAGATCATCGTCCAGCTCTATCATCGCCTGAGCCTGGTCAAAACACCGAGCGGAGATGTTTTGGCTCGGGCCAATCAGCAACATCTGACCGTTGGGCGTCTCTTCCATGTAAAGCGCTGTAATCCCAAGCGCAGCCGAATAAGTGGACTTTGACGATTTCTTCGGAACTGCACAAAGCAGTTCCCAAACCAGCCGTTCTTTCGTCTCTGGGTCTTCACTGGCAAGGAACGCAACCAGAATATCCTTGAACCACGGCCCGCAAGCGTCGGCCAAGCGCGGGTTTCCAGGTACGTCTGGCAATCGGAGGCGGTTGAAGAAGGCAAGCGCCCGAGCCGCCCGCTCCTCATTGACCGGGACATCCGCCATTGGCGTTTCGCCCCGCTGCAGCTTCTCCCACCAATCAGGGCAAGCAAACCTTGGTGCCGGATCAATTTGGTCGAGCGGCACCCGCTTCTCCTCTCAGCTCCGCTGACAGCCGCGCCTCTGCATCTTCAGCATCAAACGCGCGTTGTTCTTTCTTGCCGACCGCCTCCGGTTTCGGCTTCTGATCATCTTTGCCGCGATTTTTCACGCGATCCTCTGCGCTCATCAGGTCGTTTTTGGCAACCATCTGATCGAACAAGCGCTGTGCTCCAACGTTACCAGCCTCTGCCTGCTCAAAAGTCTGCATAAGCCGGCGGGCGACGAGTCGATCGCGGGCGAAGTCGCGAACCTTGAGCTCGGCTCTAAAATGCCGTTTCAGAGTGGCGCTAGAGATCGGTTTACCGGTCCGAGGATCAAGAACACAGCCCGCGATCCGATCATTGCTCCACCCCATAGCCAGTAACATACTGACTTTATTTGAGTTTTCTTCCGTCCATTCAAAGGGCGGTCGCCCCTTGGTGCGAGGCGTGAGGTATCGTTCGTTGCCAAACAGGTCGACAACCATCTGATTTTCATCACTCACAAGAAAAAATCTCCGAAAGCGGGGGGTGCGGGTCTGGGCTATGGAGGGTTGGGGACTTTTCACCCCCCCTCCCTATGCGAGACCGCGCTTCTCCAAGCTCTGTTTCTCTTTGTCATGGTAGGCCTTCGAAACGGCCTGCAGGTTCTCAGGATCCCAGAAGAGATCAGGATCGCCACGGTGTGGTTTTATGTGGTCGACCACTGGACTGTTCTCAGCTGGGTACTTGCCAACCAATGCAACGCCGGTCTTCTGGCAGAGGTGACCGTCACGCTTCAGAACGAAGGCCCGCAAGCGCTGCCATCGAGCCGTCTTGTACCAGGCACGCCAAGGCTGACTGGCATCCCGCTGCCGGGACCGATCTGCCTCTGACGTTGCTGTCGATCGGAAGCGCGACTTGCTGCGCCCAAGGCGCGATGGCAGGCCGCGACCACTTAGGCGACCCATAACTGCACCTCAATGTTTCGCGGGGTGCACCAACGCGCCGACCATGCAGCATCACATCTGGTTGGTGCGCCCCTCCAACGAGATGCGCCCGGTAGCATCTCTGCTCCGGGCGCACTTCGGTTCGATGGCAATATGTAAACAGAAGCTCGATTGTGTCAAACGGTTTCTTTCCAAGGCGTCATTGGCGGCATCCGATCGGTAAGCACAAACCGAGACAGCTCCACGCCTCGCAACCCTGCCACAACAGACAAGAGCGCCCCCCACCAATCCAGATAGCCACGCCGCGCCGACGCGATCTGACTGTTGCTTGGCATCCACTCACACGGCACCCATAGATCCTTGCGAACACGCCGCCGACCGCGCTGAAGATAGGCCACCTCGCGCACCACCTCGGTCTTGCCGTGGATTCCATGATGGTTGCGCTTCCCCCACTCCCTTGGCTGCAGGCGTTGCAGGCCGAGATCCCATTCAGGCGCGCGGCAGGTGCGCGCCAGTTCCGCCACCCGTGTCGCGAGATTGAAGGTCACCGTGTTACGCAAAACCGTGGCCACCAGCTCGGCATCGTCGTGCGGATAGCTGCGACCGACCGAGGTGTCAGGCATCACCAGCTCACCCGCGCGCTTGCCAAGCGCACCCATTTGCATGATCCGGTGTTCCATTCCAACACCGGGTCGCTGACCGCCAGACACCTCGCCGATCTCATCATAGTCCAATGTCGCGCACTCAGTGGCAAAGGCCCACTCAAGCAGCCCTTTTATAGAGATCATCTCTCGCCCGCTTTCATCTTTTGGCCGAGCAACACCCGCCTCGATCGCCGCCGCCAATCCTTGCTGATTGATCTCCTGCATCATCATTTTAAACCCTCGTTTCTATATTTTGTTGATCTGGAAGAATTGAAACCAAGATGTTGATTTCGAAAGGAATATGCAGGGTCGATAGGGCCAAACGGCACAGAGGTAGGGCCAAACGTGACAGTTAAGCCAAGCCCTGCAAATACCTGAAAACATGGATGAAATTGGCGGATCAGGGCCGATAGGGCCGATAGGGCCAAAGATGGCGGCAACCACATGGAAGAGTGATTTTACCCCCAACCCCGCATTTTGGGTCGCGCGCGTGTACCCCGAAACTTTCGGCCCTATTGGCCCTACCGGCCCATCTAGGCGCGCAACCCTTTGTTTTTGCGCAACATCCCCCCGACCCCGCATTGCAGCCTTTCGGCCCACGCAGGGCGTGTTCGGCCCAATGGGCCCATTCATTTTCCGAAGGAAGTGTGAGGGGTGCGGGGTGCGGGCGGCGATCGCGCTGGGATATGCCGCCCGGCGCGTCATCGATCGTCTACATCTCGCCGAGGGATCGGCTTGCCGTTGGTGTCGCGTGTGCACTCATTAATCTTGGCGCGCCAATCATCGGCCAATCGCAGGCCGGAATAGCCCCAAACATTGCGCTTATGTCGCCGATAGGCATATCCGCTGTTTGGATGGCGGTACTTGTCCGCGCGCTCTTTGAGCTTGCGGGCCAGCGTGCCCATCTGCCAGGAGTTGGCGTTGTTTTCGAGCTGATACAGGTAGCAGGCGTCGATCACATCACGGGCTGTCGTGAAGTCATCCCCGCCATCCATGATGCAGGCCGTGCCGAGAAAGTCCCCAATAGGATCGCTGTCCTTGCGGTATTCCTCGGTGGCATCTGTGACCTGCGCAGGCTCTTGCAATCCGGCCTCGAGGTACTCAAGCAGACCGGCGATCATCCAATTGAGAATGCCGGGCGCCTCTTGGTCAAAGAGGATGTCCCCAAGTTTCTCATTGCGTTCGGCCTCTGGGATCTGCTCGTCAAATGGACAGAGCAACGGCCGGCGCCAGATGCCATCATCGGTGCCGCGGATCTCCAGCTTGTGGTTGCCGGTGAAGGTCAGCTTGAAATAGGGCGTGAACTCGACAAAGTCAGAATGCAGGTTGCGCACTAACATGCTGTCGCCACCGGTCATTTCCTTGACCTTCTGTTCCTGGAGGCGTTCGCCCTCTTCCGGTTCATTGGTGATCGCGGCACGCGCGCCGATCAGCTTCATCAGGTCAGGCGTGGCGTCAGAGCCTGACTTGCGATTTTTGCCGGTTAGGCTCTCGATCTTCACCATAGTGGCGTAGTCGCCAAGCATGCGGCGCATGAGGTTGGCCAGAAGCGATTTGCCGTTGGCCCCCATGCCGTAGCAATAGAGGAACTTCTGCACCGGCAACGCGGTCAGCGAGAGGCCAAACCACCGCTTAAGGAAGGCGCGCATCTCCGGATCCGGCTGCACCCGGGCCAAAAAGGCGTCAAATTGCGGGCAAGTGGCCGCCGGATCGTATTTTACCGGCATCATCTTGGTGATGAATTGCGGGCGGTTGCGCCCCTCGATCGACACATGCCGCTCGTGAGGCAGTAACGTTGCTTTCGCAATGTACTTGGTTGAACCACCGCCGGGAAACGACGCATCTAATTCGTCGCGTTCTTTGGAAAACCGCAGCAATCCCGATTCCGTGTTCACAGTCAGCGGATCCGCATCGAGATCTTCAATATCCTGATTGAGCGAGGTCACGGCCTCTGTCAGCAGCGCATCGATGCGGCCTTTGTTGCCAGTGGTTTTGGCGAAGCTGCGATGGTCAGACTTGAGCGAGGCACGCCGATCTTTCAGCTTACGGATCCACGCCAGCTTTTGCTGCACGTCCTCGAGCTCGATTTCCTGCTCCGCGGTGCGGGCGTCTTTCTCGATCGCCTCCAGCTCTGCTTTTTTGCGGCGGTGCCCTGGTTCCTCATCGATCTGGGTAACCTGCCAATCCTCTAGCATCGTGTAAGGGATCTCGGCGATTACATGATCCTGAATCGACTGCGCCAGGCGGCGAACGGCGATGCCATCCGGATCCAGCTTCCAGCGCTTTTCATCCCAGATGTGCCAACCCACGCGCGGCACATACATGGCCTCTTCGCCGCAATAGAGCGCGAACCTCTGCCCATTGCCGGTGTCGTTGAGCGGGAAACGGGCGCCCTGCTCCGCCAACGCCGGGTCTTGCGGGGTGCGGGGTGGCGCGGTCGTGTTGCCTTGTGGGTCTGGCGCAGTTTCGCCGCCGGCAACCTGTTCACCTTTGGCAAACTGCGCCCGTACCTCTGCGCTGAAATCATCCATGCGCCTTGCCCCCCGCGCCCATCAAAACGTCGTTTAAGTCAACGCCATCACCGGCCGGCACAATTGTGCCAATCAGCCCAGGACGCAGCGCGGCCGCGCGCGCCAGACCAGCTTCCAGCTTGGCGCGGGTCGCTTTTGGGTTGCTATCCCCATCCATGATGTAGATCAGATGACGGCACCAAGCGGGCGGAACGAAGGCGTCTATGTCTGCGATGTCCGGAACACCTGACCAGCGTTTGCCCTCGATGCGCGCCATCTTTCCCGCCATGTTGCCGAGATCCACCCCAGCCCAATAGGCCGCGCCGGGCACCGCATCCGCGCAATAGGCGGAAAGGGTCGTTTCGATCCCCTCTCCCATCACTAGCGTGGTGGCACCCGCAGGCGTGACCAAGCGAATGGCACCGCCCTTTTTGGAGCCGCGCACCATTTTGGCCGGCATCGCGGTGCAGTCATGAAGTATTCGGGCTTTCTTGCCGGGTTGTGTCGGATCAATCCAAGTCTGGTGTACCGCGGTGCCAACACCATCTGCATTGTGAATGCCGGCAATCATACAGGGGCCACGGTGAAGCGTCCGCAATACGCCGCCGATCGACTTAACATAAGGATGATCTGGCAAGTATCTGACTACAGGAGGAAAACCCTTGCCGTATAGGGCACCCAAACCGCGCGCGGTCAGGTATCCTCGAAGTGTCGCCACATGGTTGGCTTTGCGAGCCCTAAACCAAATCGCGCGACCATCCTTAATGGCCTGTTGCCGCCTTTTCGCTTCATAGGAAGCCTGTCTTTTTTGCTTCTCTTCAGCTTTGGCGCGGGCCTCAGATTGGCGCTTCTCCCGCGCGGCCTTCTGCTCTGGCGTTTCCGCATCCAGCTTCTCTCCACACAGGAAGGTCAAGGCTTCCACAAAGCTGCCGCCCTGCACGTTCTGCACCAGGGCGATCACGTCGCCACCGCGCAAATCGCACCGGCGACAGAAGTGCGCACCGGTTGTAAGGTTGATGTTGAAGCGGTCGGATGGGCCCTTTTTCGGGTTGTGCCCCGCATCGCCGCAACTGGGGCAAGCACCGCACATCTCTCGCTGATTGGGCGAACGTCGCAGGCCATAGATCTGCAGCAGCGCCAGCACTTCTTCGACCGACTTATCTTTGGCATCTTGCAGCCGGGGATCTTCCGCGAAACTCATTGCAGATCCGCCCTTTCGCGCCAGGGCGCCGTTTTGGCTTCGATCTCGATTTCCGCCAGCACCTCACTTGGGCGGCGGGGATCTATGTCACTGGACCATTCCAGTACGAAGTCCTGCAGCGCCTTGCCCGCGGCGGGCATGTCATGGCGGCTGTTCTGGAGGAAGGTGAGAGTTGCCTGTCGCGCGCCCTCATCAGCGCCCGCATGGGTCAAAAGCATCTCTGCAAGATTGATGTAGTCCCGCTGGCGCACCTCACCATGGATGGCCTTCAGAGCCACTGCATTGGCAGCCAGTCCAAAAGCCGGGCGAGAGATGCAGGTCATAGCAAAACCTCTTCCAACCGATCGGCCAGCTTGCGCAGCTGACCCGGCATGGTCGGGGAAACCCCACCCGAAAACAGAACCTTTTTGCGATCGCTGGACTTAGCAGCCTCTGTAGGTAGAACCGCAAACGTGGCGCCACCCTCGGCAACCGGCCTCAAAACAAAGGTCATATGTTCAACAGCAAAATGTTCGGTATGGGTTGGCGCGGTCATGGCTAGGCCCTCCCCACCAGGCGCTGCGCTTCTTTGAAAGCGGCGACCTTGGGCTCATAGACTTTCCCGCCCTTGGATTTCTCGACCAGCCTCTCATAGAACGCAATGCGCGAGGGGATACGATCACACGCGACCTGGTCTTGGTGGAACTTCTTTCCAACCACCACAAACCCGGCTTTTCGGTTTACGAGAATTGTATGTCCGGCGTGCTGCACTTCCATCATGCACACCCCGCGATTTTGCTGGCCCGATCTGGAGGGAGGAGGAAAACAGATCGAGCCAGCAGCAAAGCTGGTAGTCCCGGCGACACCGGAAGAGGATATGTCGCCGCCAGCTTTGAACTCAGAGATGTGGGATGAGAATTTGCAACCCCGCAGAGGGCAATATACACCACAAAGTTGCATGCCCATTTTGGAAACAAGGAATTGAATATGTTCAAAGTAAATGACCAAAAACTGATCACAGACCTTGACGGGGATCTTGTTGCTGCCTTTGCAGACAGTTTTGTCACCTCATTGGGCGTTGAAATGCAGTCAGATACCGTCATTTTCCGCCTCTATCAGAAGGATCAGAATACACCCGGTCGGATTCTAGAGCGGAACCAGGTTCATCAGTTCGCGATGAGTGCACCCCGAGCAATCGCACTAGCTCAGGCTCTCCTTGAATGCGCCGCATTCGTTGAGAAAGAGAAGACTCAACCTCCAAGTCACTAGGCTCAGTCACCTGAACATTGCGGGCGCCGGGAAGCCGCATGAGTCTTGTCGCCGCCAGCTTCACGTGCGGATCTCCAGCACGCAGGCGTACCAAACACCCAGGCCAAAGAACAAAGCCGCAAGGAACATAGCCACGACGAGCCAACCGGCCCATTCTGGAAATTCGTCTTCAAACATTGGTTTTTGATCACGCGTCATCGGAAACACCTTTCATCGCTACAACAAAGGCGGCTGCCCACCCTGCGTTCAGGACGAAGACATCAAAGAAGCCGTCCAGAACCAGGACGGACAGCCGACCGGGGGAAAACAATTGAATGATTTGCAAAGCGCAGTAGCCCGCCACAAAACAGAGTAGAACGCGGCGAGACTTGCGCGACTGCAGCCAAACGTGGCAGCCAACATAGCCCATCGCGAAATGCACAAGAGTGTTGCGGATCCATAAGCCTGGGCGCGTGACCAGCTGATCAATCGCCGCCGAGCTCATGTCGCTTTTCAAAAGCATGAAGAATTCATCTGCCAAAGACACGGGCCGCTCCCTGTACAATTTTGCCTAAAACGGTGTGACGGGACTCGCCGCGCGTCATCACTTCCATGACCTTGAAAACGCCCACCATGCAGCCGATGGCAAAGACGATGTCGAAAGGCGCGCTGTGCTCCATTTTGAGCCACCCGCGCACGGTCTTTTCTGTGACACCCATCACCTCGGAACATCGGCGCGCGACGCCTGCATCGTCGCGGGCGGGGAAAGCCACACGCAACAAGTCGGCAAACCGCTCACGGGCCACGTCCTGAAGGCTGACACGATTGATCCGGACATTATTTTCCGGCCCGCCACTGTTGGCGTATGGAAAATTGTCTTCCTCCTGGAAAGAAGTTTCCGGACGATCACTGGCATCATGAGGATATGACCCAGACCGAAACACATCGCCCCGTTCATGTCTCATGCCGCATCCTCCGAAGAGGGAGCAACTTCTGCTTCAGGAGCGACGTACCCTTTAAAAAGGTGCTCTGGCACCTCAAATCCGCGCCGCTGACAAAAAGCTCTGACCGCCCAAAACCAATCAGACGGGAACACCTTACGTCGCTTAGCGTTGGTAACCTGCTGGCATTTGAACCCGGTATCGTCTTGGAAATCCCTGCGACCGACCACGTCCAAGAAGTGATCGATGGATTCAAATTTACCATCTTTCGAGTTTTCTACAGCATGTGTCATGCCGAGATTTATTATCAGTTTCGTTTAGTTTGTCTAGATAAAAAACTAAACGGTTCGTTTTACCGCAATCTAAACCGTTCGTTTAGGGTGCCTGCATGAAACCGAATATGCATCAGGGTAACGATTCAAACGAGGCTATCGGCGCGCGCTTAGCGGCGGTCCGAACATTGGCGTTTGAACAAAGCAAACGCGCCTTTGCAGAAGGCGCCGAGCTAAGCGAACAATCCTATGGTCCGGTCGAAAACGGCAAGCGGCCTCTCAGCCTGGAAATGGCCAAGAAGCTGCACAAGTTTTACGGGTTGTCTCTGGACTTCATGTATTTCGGAAACATGAATGATCTGCCAGCGAGGATCTTCACCGTGCTTTCATCAAGGCCCTCGGTGAAATAG